GCCGTTGCAGGATGCTCATTCCCGCAACGGCAGCAGCGCTTGATAGCCAGATCAGGCACTTGCGGAATAATTGAGCCTGAACTGGTTGAGCAGGGCAAATACCCTTAATTGATTGACATAATCTGGAGGCAGCAGCACGTTGACCCGGTTGGGGTTGTTGGTGTCGCGTTCGACGATCAGCGCGGCAGCGAAGGCCTTGGCGTTTTCGACGATGCCGTCAAGCTCCATGTCGCTGTAGGCGGCCAGCAGTTCGCCGCGAATCACGTTGGGGGTAACGATGGCCTGGCCGGCACCGAAGCGGGTGCCGTCGTTGGCCAGCTTGTGCCGCGGGTACTTCTGCGTGATGCGGTTGCGCAGGTAGCGGATGATGTACGCCGACTGGTGCAGGGTTTCGCTGTCCAGATAGCTGGGGTCGGGCTGACTCCAGGTGTTTTTCTGGTAGGTCGTAATTGCCCGCTCCACCCGCAGCAGGCCGCCGGCGACGTAGCTGGTGGCGATGCCGGTGTTGAGCAACGATTGCCTTTCGGTAAGCAGGAAGCGCTTGCCGGCGCGCGGGGCGATGATTCCGGTGAGCGCGGTGGTCTGCGTCGGGCGGGCGACATCGACGTTGAGGCAGACGGCATTGGCGCCGCCGTAAGCCGCCGCGTATTCCCATACCGGGTTCGGGCAATCGACATCAATGCCGGCGATAGTGTGGTGCGGATCGTTGCGCAGGCCGCCAGCGGTGACGAGCGCGCCGAGGGCGCCGCGCAGGGCGCTGTAGCAGTGGCCATAGACCTGACGCGACCATGCCCAGCGACCGACGGCGTCGTTGTACTCGGTGACGAAGGCGTCGAGGTTGGTGCTGTCGTTGTAGGGGTGGATGACGTAGTCGTATTCGTCGTCTCCCATCGCGGTGATGGCGTTGCCGGCCAGCGTCGGGTTGGTGGCGCCGGTGGTCAGGAATCCCGATCCGGTGTAGGTGAGCGTGACGCCCGTCGGCAGCGCTTCACCGCCGGCCCAGCCGCGGAAGCTGTCGGAGACGGCGATATCGTTGCCGGTGGCGCCCTTCCAGCGGCAGGTCATCGTCACGACGCTGGTGGCGACGGTGCTGGTGATCGGCAGATCGGTCGCCGCGTTGATCGCCGCGTTGATCGCGGTAGCGATGGCGGTCGAGGCATCGCCCGAGGAGACGGCAACCTGGACACGCTGGCCGGCGATGTAGAGGTTGATGGTGCCAGCCGCCGTGGCCGGGCCGCCGACGGTGATGGTGCCGGTGGCATTGGTGCCGCCGCCGGCATCGGCAACGGCGATGCACCAGACCTCGCCGAAGCTGTCTTGCTGGCGGTACATTCCGTGCATGCGGTCGAGCATGGAGCCGCGCCCGAATAGGGTCTTTGCCATGTCGGTCGTACTGACCAGGTACGGGGTGTTCGCCACGGCGGTTCCGGCGACGATCTTCTGGCCGATCAGCAGCGTGCGCTTGTTCTGGGTGAAGTAGCCGGCCTGGGTGTTGTCCATTTCGGCATAGAACAGCGGGACGCGGATGTTCGACGGAATGTAGTTGAAGGAGACAGCCATGATTTACTCCTTTGCTTTGCCGGCCTGGGCGGCCGCGGTTTCGGGGGCAACCTCGACCACGTCGCCATCGGCGAGGCGGCGTTGCCAGAATTGCGTCGGCTCGACGTTTCGGCCCTCGGCGGGCAGAAGGTCGCCGCGCTCAGGGTCCGGGACTTGCCGGCCTGCGATGGGCTTGACGTACATGGAGAGTCTCCTTGGGCATGAAAAAACCCGCCGGGGCGGGTCGGTGGTGAAAACGGTTTTCGCTCAGGGCAGATTTCCGGTCTGCGGCGACTTGAACGTAACTTCTATGCGGCCGTCCGGGCCGGGATACTGCAGGTTCGGATCGGCGGCCGGGTCGATCTGGTCGACGTTGATCGTGGCGCCGTCGAAGTGCGGCAGCGCGGCGAGCTCGATGCCCTGCCATCCGTCTTCCGGGCCGATTTCCATCAGGGCGCTGAATTCGAACTGATACCAGCAACGGGCGCGGTCAAGCTGCAGCAGGGTGCCGCCTTCGTAGATGATGCCGTCGTAGTCGATGGCCGGTGACCAGCCGAGCAGCGCGGACCACAGCGTAGCGCGCGTGCTGTGCACGCTGGTGGCGGCGGCCTGCCCACGCTCGTCGCCGGTATTGTCGAGGGCGACGATGACGGCGAAGCTGTCGGTCAGCCCCTGGCGGACGCTGTTCTGGCTCTGGCTGTCGGTCGGGTTGTCGTCGAGCGGGACGACGAAGGCGCAGGGCACGGCGAGCGCGGCGGATTCCGGAAGCAGCTTGAACTGGGCGGCGCCGGCGATGCGGTTGGAGAAGCCGGGGCAGCGGGCGCGCAGGGCTTCGATGATGGTGGCCAGATTCATCGCGGCACCAGACAGTCTTTGAGGGCGGTGCGGATGTTCGAGCGAACTGTTTCGCGCTTGTTGTCAAGCGCGGCGGTGATGTAGTTGGCGCGCTGTGCCAGGTGTCTCTTCGGGCTGCCGTAAAACAGGAAGGCCGGGTAGAAGTCGTCCATGCCGGCGATTTTGCGGACGCCGATCTTGACCCAGCCGCCCTTGCTGCCGCGCTTGACGATGCCGATGCCGCGGCGCAGGGTGCCGCTGTCAACACCGGGAAATTCTCCGGCAGCTGAAACCGCGCGGCGGGCGACCAGGCGGCGGGCTTCCTTGCGCACTTCGGCGGCGCCCCGGTTGAGGGCGCGACGCATGCCGCGGCGGTCGTAATCGATCGTCTTATGAAATTCGAGACCGGCGCTGATCTCGAAGCCGTTCGACATGCTGGAGCTTTTTTCGCGGTCCATCAGAGCGCTCCCAGATCCTTGGTGGTGATGCGGGTAAATTCGTGGTCGCCGTCGACGTCGATGGTGTCGATGACGCGGTAACGGTGGCTGGCGAATTCGACGACATGGGCGCCGGTAATGTCAGGCGGCGTGGTTCCGCTGCCGTAGCGGACAAAGAACAGGTCGGTCGGCGCTTCGCCGGTCTGCATGCCGGCGCGGATCGCCAGGCCGTGCACCGGCTCATGCTTCGCCCAGCGGGTGAGGCCGGCAGCGAAGGTATGGTCGAGACCGAATGCGCCGTTCGGCACGTCGCTCCACGGCCGGATGACAATCCGCCGGTTGAGGTCGCCGGCGCCGATCATGCGTACACCCTGTATTCATCGAGCAGGCCGTCGCAGTAGGTGCGCGGCAGCGTGCCGGTCTTTTCGGCGAGGGTGGCTTCCGCCTGTTTGTACCAGGTGGCGACGGCGAGCAGCATCCACATCTTCAGCGCCGCCAGCGCGGGATCTGCGGTGGCGTGGCCGCAGGCGTAGCGGACACGGACGGCGTTGATCGTCTGCTGCGTGGCTGGCCACTGGTAGCCGTAGGCGGGGACCAGGTAGCCGGGGTTCGACTCGAGGTCGAGCGTGTAATACGACGGATCGACGGTGCGCTCGACGCCGGCGGTGTCGATGTACTTGAGCGAGGTGATGCTGACGATCGGCGCATGCTGCAGCACGAAGGCCTCGGGGAATTCGTCGAGGACGAGCTCCCACGTCTGCGGCGCGAAGGCGCGGCAGGTGATCTGCTCGGCGAGCGACCGGGCGGCGCTGATGAGGATCGCCAGGCGCGTGTCGTCATCGGTGCCGTCGACCTTGCAGTGCAGCTTGGCCTCGGCCAGGCTGACTGGTTCGACAACCGGAGCGGTGATGAGCTTGAAGGACATGAGGTTCCTGTTCAGCGCGGCCGGCGGCCGCTCGATGTGTTCGATGGACGGCGGCCGGCGATCATTGCCGGCCGCGATCCGTGATAGTGCGATGGGCGCCGGCCGCCGACCATGGCGGGCCGTTCTCCTTCCGTTTTGCGCAGCATCTGGGGCCCGCCCGGCGGCAGGGCGACCGCAATGCCGAGATTGGTCAGCGTGGCGGCGCCAGAGGCCTCGCCGTGCCCGACTCCGCTCAGCGCGACGTCGACCCGTAACTGGCCGGCGCCGACGGCCTGGACGAAGCCGGCGGCGCTGAGCAGCACGGTCTCCGTGAAGCTGGCCGATCCGCCGGCAACCGCCGCGCCGCTGGCGGCGACGGCGACACTGACGCTCAGGGTGGCGCTGCCATAGGCCTGCGCCGACCCGAAAGCGGCAATCGATCCCGGCGCGCCGCCAGTCAGGTTGGCGCTGCCCGAGGCCTGCGCGGCGCCGCTGGCGGCGGCGGCGAACAGGGTGACCAGGGCGGCCGAGCCGCCGGCCGTGGCGCTGCCGGCGGCAACCGCGGCGAGCTGCGCGCCCAGCGTGGCATTGCCGCCCGCCGTGGCCAGGCCGCTGGCGATGGCGGCGAGCTGCGCCGTCAGGGTGGCGCTGCCGCCCGCGTTGTCTGCTCCGGCCGCCATGGCTGCCAGTTGCACGGCCAGCGTTCCGGAGCCGCCAGCCTGCGCCAGGCCGCTGGCGGCCGCCGCGAGCTGCGCGGCGAGCGTTGCCGTGCCGCTGGCGGTGTCCGCGCCACTAGCGATGGCGGCGAGCTGCGCGGCGAGCGTGGCGTTGCCGCCGGCCTGCGCCAGTCCGCTGGCGAGGATGGCTACCTGCGCGCTCAGGATGGCGGTTCCCGAGGCCTGCGCGCCGCCGCTGGCGGAAATCGCGCCCGACGGCCCGCCTGTCAGGTTGGCGCTGCCCGAGGCCTGCGCGGCGCCGGCGGCGACGGCCGCCAATTGCGCGGCGAGCGTCGCGGTGCCCGAGGCCTGCGCGGCGCCGGCGGCGTCCAGGGCGATCTGCCCGGCCAGCGCGGCGTTTCCGGTGGCGGCGGCGGCGCCGGCGGCGGCGAGCTGCACGCCGACCAGCAGCCCGGCCTGCCCGGCTGCTTGTGCGAGGCCGGCGGCCGAGATAGTGACGACGGCGGTCAGGTTGCCCGTGCCGCCCGCCGTGGCGATGCCGGCGGCCGACAGCGGAATCGCGGCGCCGGCGGTTGCTGTTCCGCCGGCGGTATCGACGCCGGCGGCGGCGAGTGCGACTTGAACCGATGGGGCGGCGGTGCCCGAGGCCTGCGCGG